CAAAAGGACCAGAATCTGTTCCTGCTATACCTAATGTTATTAATACTGTCATATTATTTGGTTTTAAATAGTTGTTGTAGTGGTGGTTGTTGATGATGATGTTGATGATGTTGTAGTGGTTGTTGGAATACAGCAAAATGTACCTAAATTAAAAGGAAATACAGGAACAATTAATGGAACATCAAATCTTGTATAATGCCCTTCTATTGAATTTATATTAGAAGAACAAATAATATATGTACCTGAAACAGTATATGTTATAGAATCAGGAAGTCCTTGACAATTTGTGTATGTAACATTAACACTACCTGTATCACTAAACGCTATATAACCTGGTGTTATTGTTATATTCATATATGTACAAGGACATATTGTAGTGGTAGTTGTTGTTGTACTTGATGTAGAAGTTGATGTGCTTGAACTTGTTGTTGTAGTGGTAGGTGGTATTGTAGTTGTTGTAGTTGTAGTGCTTGGAGTTGGAAGTTGACTAGCTGTACCAATAAAATTACATACAGGTAACTCATCTGCAGTTCCAGTAAAATCACAAATAGGACAACATATAAACAATTGATTATTTATATCCTCTATCTCTTCTGTAATAATCATTATATCCTCAGTGATGCTTGTTACCTCTTCTATAAGAGTGTTTACACTATCTGTAACAGAACATATAATAGTATCAAACTTAGTGAAGATTGTATTTAACTCATCACAAGTATTTATATCTGTACAAGGAAGTGGAGTGCTATCATATGAGACAGCACTCGTTCCTATTATTGTTGTGTTATTTATTTGAGGACAATCAGCCATGTTTTATATTTATAATGTTGTAGTGGTGGTGGTTGTAGGACATGGTGTAATTTCAAGTATTTCTACTTTTACTCCTAATACTAATGAACTATCAATTATACATCCTGTAATAATACTAGTAGGGTGTGTGATCGTTCCATCAACTGAAAGTTCTGTATAGCAATCTATAGCTGACCAATCACTATCTCCAGGGAATACACTAGGACCTGTAGTTGCTAATTTGTATACTGAACAAGTAGGTACTGTTGTAGTAGTGGTTGTTGTAACATTACAACATACATCTAATGTATTGTTAATATTAATTATCTGACTATTAATGTTGATTATTTGAGTAGTGATGTTTGCAACTTGAACATTTAATGTGTTAATTTGAATAAGTAGGTTACATATAATCTCATCAATCTTTTGTAATACCACATTAAGTGTATCACATGGTTCAGCTGTTGTGCAAGTTAATGCAGGACCATTATAAACAATAGTACTAGACAATGTTTTATTAGTTCCACATAGACTTTGTGCACAACCAGTATTAGGAAGTGTAGAAGTGCATCCACAAGGACTATTTAAAACTACGTCTGTACAGCAAGAATTAACTGGTAAAAAAGGATATGCCATTTTATTGATTTATTAAGGTATATACATTATATAATGAAGAGCTATTACAGGTTGAATATTATCATGACCATCTCCACTACCAGTAGCAGCATTTGTCATTGTTACTGTTATAACTTGAGTAGCGTCACTAGTTTTTCCAATACTTGCAACTGTAGTTGATCCTTGAAGTGTATAGGTTCTATTTGCACTGTAATCATAATTAACATAATTTATAGCAGTTAATGGTGATATATCAGTAGCTGTAACTGGATTTGCTATAAAATGACTATGAGGAGGTGTAGTGGCAACAGCAGTATTTAAGTGTGTATGGTTTGGTAATTGAGGCGTTGTAAGAGTGACACAATTTGATCCTTCTATAGTTCCTAATTCATATAATGGATTAGCACATGTAGTACATGATCCACAAGGATCTGTTTGTGGTGGAAAAGCATTATTTCCCATAACTGTAGTTCCAACAATAGCTCGTCCTCTTAAATCTGGTGTGCCATTTAGTCCATTACATAAATACACTTTAGTCCAATACCCTATACCTTGTCCTGTTAAACTAAGACTATCTGCTCCAGTTGGATAACCAGACAATGGTCCATAATAAGGAATAGGACAATAAGGAACCATTCTTGCATTAGCTACATTAGTTGAAGGTAGACTAGCTAAATAACTAGCAATGTAGTTATTTAATTGAGTACCATTGCTTGAATACATTGTATGAAGCTCAGTAGTAAGATTAGTTAAACCAGTGTCTACTGTACAAAGTTTTGTTATAACTGCTTGTACAATAGCATGTGTATCTGAAGAAGCTGTAACGCCTGTTAAACATCCAATTGTATAATCAGCATTCAATGTATTAATTGCATTAGTATTTGCTGTAACTTGTTCTTGAAGATCACAAGCAGCTTCTATAAGAGCTTTTGATATATCTACAATAGAAAGATCTTTACAGGTTGGAAGATATTGATTAACAAGTTCGCAAATCACTGTAGGTGCAAGATCTATAATCACTCCTGTACCATCTAACGTAGAGGTAAGGAATGTAATTAAAGCTTGTTCTACAAACGATAATGAATCACCAGTTTTTATTCCTAGAACAGGAACATCTATTCCTGTATATTTTATACATCTGTCAGAGACAATCTCTGTACATCCGTTATAACAATTTGAGCAAGTTGACATATTATTTTATTTTAAAAAGGTTTTAAATTTATGTTTAACAAGGAGTATCACCCTTTATGGTTATATTATATAATACTAAAGAAGATGTATCAATGCAAGAAGTAGTTATTGTTGATCCAATTCCTATTGTTCCTCCAACAACTGTATTAGTACCACACAATAGTGCTGTCCAAGCAGAATTAGCTCCCACGCCTTGTAAATTATATATAAGACATTCTTGTAAAGTTGTTGTGGTGGTTGTAGTTGGTGCTACAGTGGTACTAGTTGTAGTACTAGTTAAACTGGTGCTAGTGCTAGTAGTAGTGGTAATAGGATTTGGTACAATAGTTATATCACAAGGAACTTCTAAACAAGGTTCTGGTGTGTTACATCTACTTACACATCCCACTGTAAGACGTATCACTCTACTAGAAATCATAGCTACAGAATAATCCTGTACATAACTAGGATTAATAAGTTTATACATTAATATTCTTCTATATCCTATTAATTGATTTATGTCACCAGCAGGTATAGGTTTATTCAACATATATGAAATATTGTTGTACAAGTTGTTACCAAGTTCTGCTAACTTGCAATCTATCTTTTTAAGTAGAGAAGGAATGTTAGCACATTCTGGGCAATCATTTAATCTTGGTGATAACATAATATTATTTATTTGCTTTAGCAGCACATGCTGCACACACTCCATTTTTCAGCTGACATCCGCAGCCTACATTAGCTCCACATCCTGAACATTGTGCTTTCATATTATTTTATTTTATTTAAATTTAAAGTAGTAATTTTTTGTATGTGAATATTCTTTAGAAAGAACTCTTGATATAGAACCAGCATTTAATTTTAATTCATTTTCTGCATCTTGAGCACATCTATATTCTTTTATAAAATTACCATTTTTATCTGTTTGAATAATTGGTTTTTTATAAGAAGAAGTATTTCTAGGTAACTGTGCTATTTTTTTAAGATGAACTCTTTGTTTATCGGAACATACTCCTGTACATCTAGTAACATCTATTTTTCTAATATTATATTTAGGAGATAATATATCAATATAATACTGTTCTCTAGAAGAAAGAATTTCATCTTTATATTCTTTAGTAGTCCATTCACCAAATTCAAAAGTTTCTAAAATTGTAAATACAAAATTATCTTCTCCGTATTTTAATATAGCACTTCTTATAGCTGAGTTACCTTTTCTATTTTTAGTTCTATATTTATGTTCTGCTTTTCTTGCAGATAAACGAGTTGTACTACCAATATAAAATTTACCATTTACTCTATTGGTTATTTTATATATACCACTTGCCATAATTAATAAAAGTTTATTTGGTAGTTGTTACCTGAACAACCACAGTTAGATCTTAGAAAACTATTTAACATATTATCTGCCTGAGCATATAATGTGTTTGATTCAAATTCTGCACAGTTATTAGCTGCTGCAATTGCTCCTTGTATAAAGAAGTTAATTGTATTTAGTTGTACACTAGATTGTGTTTTAAGGGCCATATCACAGACCATCATATTTAATTGTAAAAACGCATTGTCAAACTTCTCTTGAAGTCTATCAACACGTAATATTGTTTTTTCTACATAGTTTGTATATGCAGGAGCAATAGAATATTTTAATCTGTATATTCCATCAGGAAGTGGTTGATTACAACCTTCTTCTGTGATTCCTAAATTAGAAGATGTAAATACATTGATTTCATTAGGAACGAATGGTAGTATAGTTGTTCCAAATCCTGGAATATCAATCTCAATAGATGGTGCTGACACCACTGGAGGATTGGTAGGATAAACAGAAGAATCTGCAACACCAAGTGCAAGTACGCTATAAGTAGGGATTACTAATATATCTAATTGTAAGTTTGCCATGTTTTTATAATAATTATGCCAGAGGAATATGAGTGTATCCTCTTTCCCCTGGCATAGGTTATTTTTTAAATTTTACTCTTCTTTTATTCTTAAGGAATGTTTGTAGAAGTAGTAGTAGTTGTTGATACAGGAGCACTAGATGTAGTGGTTGTAGTTGTGATACAAGGAATACCTTGATCTACTACAGCACCTAAACCAGCTACTAAAATTTCTTCAATGTCTGCAGAAATTGTAGCACCACCTGTTTGTGAAGCAGCATTTGGAGCAGCAATAATCACTGTAGCATCTTCTGTAATATAATCACCCCATACATATGCAGATCTATCATATTCATTGAATTTGATATAGAATGTGTCATACGTTGCACCAGTAGAAACCCAGCTTTCAAAGTTACCATTGTAACCGTTCATTCTGTATAAATGTTTCAAGTAACCTGCTTGGTAGCTATAGAAGTTTTTCTCTAATTGAGCAATTTCTGCAGATGTACCAGTAGCATAAGAAGCACGTTGAGTGATAACTGGAGTTGCAACAATGTTACAAGCATCTGCTACAATAAAGTCAGCAGTTGTAGCTGGACCAGCATATACAAATGTTCTGAAAGACATTCTGTCATATTCAAATGGGAACGCTGCAATATCACAAGGTTGTCCATATTGAGTTAATGGTTTTCCTGTAATACGTAAAATTGTACCACCTACATTTTCAAATGTAAAGAATGTGTTGAAGTTAATGTTATCAGGGTTGATACCAGGAGCTTGTTGTGTAAGTTTTGCAATCAACAAGTTGATGATAGTGTCATCACTTACATCAGCACATGGATTTTCGTCACAACCACAGCATGGAGCTTGAATAGTTACTGAACGAGTGAAACCATTAAAATACAATGTATTAATGTAAGAAGAACTAGCACGTAAAGTTAACGTGATGCTTTCTCCACATTGTACAGTGAAATTAGTTACATCTGTAATTTGATTAGCAGCTGTAGGACATCCTGATACTTTGTACCATTCAGTTACATTAGATTTACAAGAAGATCCTGAAGGGCATCCAGAAATCTTGTCAGATCTTTTAGATCCTTGTAAATAAGTGTTATCTCTACCTTGTGCAACGTAGAAATAAGGAAAGTTAGCAATAGTTGTATCATCTACTGTTGCATACAAATTGTTAAAGATTCCCACAGTACCTGCAGCGAGGTCTTGTGTTGAGCCAGAGCTAGGGACAGTTGCTTGCCCTACTGGAACCACGAATACCGTGATTAATGAAAAATCAGCCATTTTATTTATTTATTAAGTTAAAAATTTACTCGTTTGTTTGTATTCTGAACTGAGCACTTTGTACTGCTGCAGCATTCTCAGTATACATTGCTAGATTTTGTACTGTTAAGTCTAACAATTCATCTTCTAAATATAATTCAAGTTCACAATCTTGATCAAATGATGGTAAACCATCTAACATTACATATCCTACTTTGTTTATATACACTGGATATCTCATGTACATTATCTGTATATTCTTAGGAGTGAACGTCCCATCAGTGAATATAGAAATTTTATCAGAAGCAAGAACATTAAATGTTTCTTGATATTCAAAGCTTGGTTTATAATGATCGTTGTTTAATATAAACTGAAGATCACCATGCTTTGCAAGATCTCTATTGATCCATATTCTTCTATCCTTACATCTTCCTTTATCAGCTAAAACATATGAATCTACATAGAACATATATTTTGGTTCAAGATTATGAACATTAGCAGACCATTGATTCAAATTAGCATCTTCTAAGGTTAAGGTTAATGGTTGATGATTGTAATCTAATACAAGACTTTGTAAGTCTTCATAACGTTTCTTAAATGAATCTTGACCTAATTGACTAGTAGTACTAATGCCATCAATCTTCTGTTTTATCAACTTGATCTGAGCTTCATTAAGAGCCAAAATCTTATCTTCTAATTGAATCTGTTGATGTGAATTAGTCGATAGTTTATTTAGTTTTTGATCAATCTTGTATAATAAACTATCTACTGGTATCATATGCTTTTATATTTTTAAACTAGCCACTTATACAGCAGCTAGTTTTTTAGTTTTTAATTTTCCTTCTAATACTAATAACTCATCTTGGTTATCATCATCAGCTAAGAATTTTACTAAGTCTTCTTCATCTTTAGCTATCTCAAATTCTCCTTCATAAACTTTACCATTAGGTTTAACTCTATAAATTGAATGTGCTACAGCTTGTTTTACTAAATCTTTAATATGGAGTAAAGCTTCTTTCATGTCAGCAAATCTATTAAAAACTTCAACTGGACTCAATCCTGAATATTTACCATTCTTGAATTCTGTTTGTTTTAATACATTATCTACTAAGTTGTACACCACTTCTTCTTTTGAATCTTCTGATACTGGAAGTCCTAATAGTCTTGCAACTTTACGTTTCTTCTCAGGTGTCATAGAATCAAACTTAACAATTGCTTTGTTGATCAATTGTTTTTTCTTGTAGATTACAGCATTTTCTATCTCATCATCAACAACATAAAATTGTGTCTCTGCTGGATATTCTCCTCTTTCCCAAGCTTGATGGCTTGATGCAATAGTAGGATGTACTCTTAACCATGAAAAGGCTATTTCTTGGAAAGCATTTGTTAAATCAAAAAAGTTATCACCATCCATCAATTTAACTGATTGTACGTGTGTTTGATCGTCTGGAGATAATGATAGTCCATAGTTCCAGAATTTAGAACGTGGTCCAAGATCAATATCACCAATCTCTGCTTCAAGTCTTTTTCTAAGAGCAGTTACTCTTTCAACTTCAAGTTCTCTTTCAGTATCATCTTTAATTCGTCTGATGTAAGCAGCGTCTGGATCTAGTCCTGTTCTGTATTTACCATCTAATTCTTTATAAGGATATTTGAATACGCCTGTTCCAGGGATTCTTGTCATTCCTTTTTGTGCTAACCCACTATCCATAGTTTGTAATTGAGAACTATTGAATTCTCTTTTGATAGTAGAAATTTTGCCTGATTTGCCCATATGTAGTTAATTTAATAATTTGGTTTATAATTTGTAGAGTGGTTCCACCGAAGGAACCTGATCATGGATAGTATCCATATCAAACACTCTATACATAGACATGAAGTCTGATGTTTTTTTAAAGTGCACAACTAAGGCAAATGCTTAGTTAGACACTAGGTTTGAGAATCATCCCCTCTAGGAGGGAGAGGAGGTGAGGGGATTCTTCTCGGAAAAAAGAGATGTACGCTGTTCTATAATGGGAAGCAATACACCTACTATTTTATTATTAGAATTGTGGGATTTCCTCGATCAACACAGTTCTTGACAAATCTTCAATAAATACATCACATCTGTCTTTCATCCAGATTTCGTATCCTGGGAATTTGTTAGCACTTGACATACCTTGAGATTTAGCAAAACCTAAGTGGTGACGAGTACCATCAATATAACCCCATGTCATAGAAGGAGCACCTTTCATTCTCACTTCTCTGATGTTATTTACCATTGAACCATCAGACATTGGAGAAACATCAAATACCATAAATACTGGTGTAGATTTTTTGTTTTGTCCAAACTCTAAATTAGTTTGTGGTAAATCTAATTCTTTTAAGTGAATCAATTCAACTCTACCAGTCTCACGTGTAACCATTGCATCAAATGCAAAGTTGTAAGTGATATGTTGTCCTTCTCCTTGTAAGTATCTGTTTCCAGAATCTGCCATGAATGTAAGACCTGAGTTTAATGCATCTGTTTTCAAAGCTTGTTGGAATACATCGAATCCAGCTTCATTAGTATACATTTTTACACTTCTGTCTTTTACATCCACTCTTCTGTAGAACAAGTCTCCAAATACTGAACGTATTAAGTTAGCAGAGAATTCACCTCTATTATATTGTACCAAGTTTCCATTGTTACGCATTCTGTGGTATACACCAGCAGATGTTC